AAAACGGAAAATATTGCCTAATAGAGACTTTGAATAACTTACTAGAACAACCTGACTATGTTACACCTTTCAGGGTAATGGCAAATAAAATTAATCAAGCATCCCAAAAAAGAAAAGAAAACGTTAGAAATTTAGACAGTTTAGAAGATATGGTTGATGATCCGATAGATGAAATGTCTGCCGGTGGAGTTGCAGGCGTTGCTGTTCCTTTAGGCCATACGAGCAAAGGGAAACCTGAGACTAAGTCACAAAGAAGAAAGCGACAAAAATTTAATAGAGAAAAAACCTATCCTCTAGGTGAAAATTATAGTGGTATACAGATGAAAACTATAATGAAAGAGTGGAGAACTTTTTTAAGAGAAGCAGCTTTAGGATTTGGCTCTGGTGGTTTTTCTGAACTTGGAAACATGACTTTTAGAATTGGAGAAGGTGCTTACGGTGATCCAGCAATTTTTGCTTTAGACGAAAATAAAAGACAAATCGGGTACGTAGAACTTGACTCCACGTACATTGGTGATTGTGGTATATATATGACACATTCAGAAATAGATGATCCTTCATCCGGAGCTTTTGGTCCATTTCTTTATGACTTGGCAATTGAACTAGGTACTTTATTAGGATCGGGAGTAACATCAACAGCAGATCCAAGTGGTTTTCATGGAACAAATTCAGAAAAAAGTAAATCAGTTGCAATTAATGTCTGGACTTACTACTATAAAAAAAGATTTGATATTACAAAGTTCCCTTTGACTTGCGCTGCTATGCTTAATGGCAGATTTCTTCAGCACGAAGGCAGATACGTTTTTCCAGATCATGACTATAGTCATATGATTACAAATACTATAAAACATGGAAGGGAATATGCACATAAAAATCCTCCAAGTCATCTGCTGGATAGAGTTAATGCAATTAATCATGTGTACTCTAAAGAACCGATTTTTCTAGAAAAGCTTAAAGAGATAGGAAAATTGGAAGATCCTGACAACATTTTCGGATCATTTGGTTTTTAGAAATTAATATTCCACCAAATTATTTAATTTTTTTAATAAATTTTCTCTCAACGCAGTATTATATTAAAGTTCAATTAATCATTTAGATTTTGAATATTACAAGTTAGACATTAAAGGAGAAAATATGGCACTTGATTTTGACGCGATTAAACGCAAATTAGACAAACTTAGTGGTAATACTACCAGTAGAAATGTAATGTGGAAACCTGAAGAAGGGCAAGAATATAAGGTAAGACTTCTTTCTTTCCCTAACAACGACGGTCAACCATTTAAAGAGCTTATGTTCTATTATAACATTCCAGGACAAAGAGGCCTTCTGGCACCAAGTCAATTTGGTAAGCGTGACCCAGTTCAAGAACTTATTACAAAGCTTCGCGATGAAGGAACAAAAGAAAGCTATGAAATGGCAAAGAAATTGTATCCTAAAATGCGTGTATATGCTCCTGTCTTAGTTCGAGGAGAAGAAGGTGAAGGTGTTCGAATTTGGTCATTTGGAAAACTAGTATATCAGTCTTTATTATCTCTTATGATGGATGAAGATTATGGTGATATTACAGACCTTAAAACAGGAACTGATCTTAAAATTAAGTGCACCAAAGCACCCGGTCAGCAATGGGCAAAGACTGAAGTATTACCTGTTCGAAAGTCATCTGCACTCTCTAGTGACGCAAAACAAGCTAAACAATGGGTTGATGATATTCCTGATATCGATAGTATTTTCCAAATTAAGTCTTATGATGAGTTATCAAATATCATCAATGGATGGCTTAACGGTGATGAAGTCGAAACTGAAGGTTCAGAATGGGGAACAAAAGGTAGTTCTACATCAAATACTGACTCTAATAATGAAGAAAATTCAGATAACTCATATTCGAGTTTAGATGATGCCTTTTCTGACTTAATGAGTTAAGTTATATCTAACAAAAATATTAAGTTTTATATTTTTAAGCCCGAATTTATTCGGGCTTTTTTTGTTTTATTGATATAATTACTACTAAAGACAAAAATATTTGTAAAAAAGAGGTGGTATAATGGCGATGACAAACTATGCTTATGTTTTAGTTGAATCAAATAGGCAAAAATCAATACAGAACAGAAGATGGCTAAAACATAATTCTGAATTAATTCAAGAAAGTTATGACACTATAACATTTGAATCGATTAATTTTGAAAATTTTTACAAAAGAAATAAAATCATTATTGATGAAGCACACAATCAAATATTAGAACACTACGGTTTTTCAAACAGTGATATTGAATACCTTAGAGAAAACTGGATGAAAGACTTAGCTATTGATATTGGTATTGGTGCAGGTTCTATGATACCTGGTATTGGATCTGCAGTTGCTACTGGTGGTGTTTTTTATTATCTTAATAGAGCATTAAACGCAAATCAAAAAGGAGAAACATTTACAGCCTTTATGGAAGTATTTAGTGCAATCATGACTAGTGCTTCAGTAGTTCCTGCTGTAGGAACAGCTTTGACTGCTATTGGAAAAGGATTAATGGCACCAGTCAAAGGTTTTCTAGGTCTATTTAAAGGCGGTGGAAAGATTGCAACTGCTTTTGCTAAGATATTTTCTTGGTTTGGAAAAGGAGCACCTGCAGCAGAAAAAGCAGCCGCTGAAGAAGCAGCAACAATTGTATCATCAGCAGCCAAAGAAGCAAGTGCAATTGGAAAAGGCCTAGATAAACTAAAAGGCCCGCTTGAATCACTCGCAAAAACACTTAAAGATACAAACTCAGTTTGGTATAAAATAGCAGATAAAATTCCAGGTGGAAAGAAAACACTTGAGTTGTTAGCTAAAGGTGTAGAAAGTATCGGAAGTATTGGAAGCTTAATAACAAAGTTGGGAAAAGCTGAAGGAGATGAAGCACTTGCAGCTGTTGCTGGTAGTATTGATGAAGTTGCTGAAGTTGGGAGTGCCATAGGAAATGCTGAATTAAAGGCACAAGCAGCCGCATTAAAAGGAGAAAAAGCAGCATTGCAAAAAGAATTGACAGCAACTGCAAAAAAAGCACGTTCAGCATCCAAAGCAGCAAAAACTAGTAAAGAAGCAGTTTTAGCAGCCGATGCAGCCGATGCAGCAGCCGATGCAGCAAGACTAGAATTAAGATCTGGGTTTAAAGAAGTTGAAAGAGCTATGAAAGCAGGAGAATATGTAGATCCTAAACTAGTCAATCAAATTTCCGATGCAACTTTGGCCAAAGCTGACGACATTGCAAGAGAAGCCGCTGAAGTACTGCCAGATGCATTTAAAAATATGAGTGCTGATGACATAGCAAACGCATTTTTTAAGGATGGGAAACAGATAAGCTCATTTAAATCCCAGCTTAAAAAAGCAGGAATGCTTTCTGATGACCTAGCAAAACTAACAGGGGATGAATTTGCAAGAGAATTTGCAAAACAATTCAAAAATGGTCCGGTTGAGATTGCACAAATTGTAAAGTCTGCATCAGGATCCGTGTCTGTACACGTAAGAGGGGCTAATGGTGCAATATTAAAAGCAACCCCTATGAATATATTTAACATGTTTGGCCCAGAAGAAGGATTCAAGGCATGTATGAAGATATTTGAAGGAGGAATTGAGTCAGCAACAGCTGAAGCTCTAAGAATCGCAACCAAAGAAATGACAGAAGCAGCCGCAGAAGCAGCTGCAAAAAGAGGGGTTGCAACAAACGTCGCCAAAAAAATAAAATTAATAAATTCACAGCTTGACGATATTATTTCTAGGATAGTTACTGAAACAATGGAAGAAGTTGCTGAATCCGGTGCAAGAGAGTTAGGGGAAGAAGTTGCAGAAGAAGCTGTAAAAAATACTCCGGGATTGCTTAAGGCAATGCTTAAAGGCGTTCAAAAAAGAGCATACGATCGTTTAGCTGTTTATTTAACACAAGCTTTAGAAATGGATGATATTGAAAAGCGACAGGCGACTTATGGCACAAGAGATGATGCAAGAATGACTAGTGACGAAAAAAGTGATGCTCAAGGATTAATTGAATATTTTGAAATGAGACAATTAAATAGTCTGATTAGAGAATCAAGAAGAAGATCTAGAATAATTAAAGGTCAAAAATTATCTAGGCTAATTCATTAATTATTGAAAATATTGAACGTTTGATATATACTCTTAATAACAAGAAGGAGTGTATATGACAAATAAAGATGATTTTACTTCACAATTAATTAAGTCTCTAAATAAGGACTATAAAACAAAAGTAGCTTATAATTTGGCTGAGGATGAAAGCCCAACGCAAGTAAAAAGATGGGTTAGCACAGGTTCTAAGCTCTTAGATTATATTTGTGCAAATCAAGAAAACGGAGGGTTTCCTGAGGGCAGAATTGTTGAAATGTTTGGCCCACCGTCTATTGGTAAGTCACATATCGCAACACAGATTGCAAGAAGTACCCAAAAAATGGGTGGTATTGTTGTATATATTGATACAGAAAACGCAACGAGTATTGAGAATCTAGGAAATTTAGGTGTAGACGTGTCCCAAAGGTTTGTATATGTAGATACACATTGCACTGAAGAAGTTTTAGATCTTGCAGAAAAAACTATTCTTAAAGCAAAAGCATTAGATAAAGACGTACCCGTCACGATCATCTGGGATAGTGTGGCAGCATCATCACCAAAAGCCGAGCTCTTAGGAGACTATGATAAAGAAAGTATTGGATTGCAAGCACGAGCCATTTCAAAAGGCATGCGAAAAATTACTGGCGTAATTGGACAAACAAATAGTTTACTAGTTTGTTTAAATCAAATTAGAACAAAAGTAGGAGTTATGTATGGAGATCCTGATACTACACCCGGAGGTAAGGCAATACCTTTTCACTCATCTATACGAATCAAATTGGGAGCAGGACAACAAATCAAAGAAGGCGACGATGTTATCGGTATTAATGTCTGGGCTAAGACAGTTAAAAATAAAGTTGCACCGCCATTTAGGAAAGTAGCATTTCAAATTCACTTTGGAAAAGGTATTGTTGAACACGAGGAAACATTTGACTTATTAAGAAAACACGGCATGGTAAACTGTGGTGATCGATCCTATCAGATATCTGGAACAGGTGGTTGGAAAAATATTGAAATGTTTGACGAAACTGGTACTTTGATTGAATCCAAAAAGTTCAGAAAAACAGAATTTAATGAAATTATGACAGATAATTTTTGGGGCCCTGTTGTTGATATTATTTTAAAGGATGCGATGGTTAAAAAAATGGGAACTAGTGAAGGTGTAGAAATAGACTCTGACTCTTATGAAGAAATTAGATCACTTAACGATATGTTAGACTTTGAAGAGAGTGATATTTGATGGTTAAAGATAGAATACTCATTTTTGACGCGCTTAATGTTTTTATGAGACATTATATGGCACACCCAGCAATGTCAGATAACGGTGAACAAATAGGTGGAATTGTAGGCTTTTATTATAACCTAGTAAATCTAATAGAAAAATGTAAGCCCGAGTCTGTTATTGTTGTGTGGGAAGGTGGAGGGTCAAAAAGAAAACGTGATATATATCCAGAGTATAAAAAAGGAAGCCGGCCTGCAAAAATGAATCGATATTACGATAACGATGAGATACCTGATAGTGTTGCAAATAGAAATTTTCAAATTAAAAATCTAGTGGGGATATTATCTAATCTACCAATTTGTCAAGTCTATATTGAAGATGCAGAAGCCGATGATGCGATAGGTTATATTTGCAAGTATAAGCTATCAGACAAAAATAAAGTAATAGTTTCCGGAGATCATGATTTTTATCAACTAGTCGACGACAACTGTATTATCTACTCTCCCAATTCTAAGTCTTTTGTTGATACAAAAACAGTGATTAAAAAATACGGTATACATCCTCACAACTTTTGCCTTGCCAAGTCAATGGTAGGCGATAAATCA